TCGACACAACCGACACGCCGTTGGAATCGGGGTCGGTATTGTTGAACGTGATTGCGTAGGCCGTGTTGGCCGACGTCGCCGCCTGATCTTGCGTTGACCAGAATGACCCGAAGTAACCAGTGACGGCCGAGCCTGCGGTCGCCGACCACTCCGACAGACGCCCGTCAACAGCCGTCACCTTCGGTTGGTATCGGTCGTGCGGACGACGCATCGTGACCTTGACGTCGCCGCTCGTGATGCTCGATGCCTCAAGGGTCGTCAGTTCGACGTACGAGGCTGCGTTGATCCGGGTCTCAACGATCGGCGTCAACTGACCGATGACGTCGGGCCAACCCGTCCACGCCATGATCGAGCCGATGGTCCCGCCCCATGTCCACCCCGCCTCAGCCCACGTCGGGTTCGGCGTCGCCTCTTCGCCGGTTAGGTACGTCGTCGCCCACGTCGTGGTCGTGTCCGCCCACGAGCGGCCGGACTCGTCCCATGTGCGGTCGACTGGATCAAGCGTCGACGACACGAGCCACCAGGCTCGGTTGCCCGTCGACGTGAACGCCGTCGAGACGTAGGTGCCCGATAGGTTCGACCCCGACAGGAACAGGCTGCCGGAGGTGACGGCCGTGTTGCTCTTCGTGCCCGGGAACCCGGTGTCCGAGATCGACTGCTTCGTGGTGTACGTCGACGTCGGCGTCGTCGGATCGACGCGCACGGTCGTCGAGGTTTCCGACAACACCCCAAGCGCCGAGCGGGAGCGCACGTGGAGGTAGAAGGTAGAAGTCGACGGGCACGCAATCGAGAACGTATCGGACCGCGTGTAACCGAGTCTCGGCTCCCCAGCGAAGATGGAACCCGAGCCCGAGGCATACCTGATCTCGTACCCGTCGACAGTTTGTCCGGATGGAGGTTTGATCAGGACATGCAGGACCTGATTCGCTACGGTCGCGTGAACGGCCGCAGGCGGGCTTGGGGGCGTTCGGTTGCCTCGCGGGTAGTAGAAGGCTCGCGTGCCGTCCGAAGGGCTCCTGCGGCCGCCGTGGCTGTTTACGGGCGCCACGGAGAACTCGTACGTCTGATTCGGTTCGACGTCGAGTTCGGCCGACTCCTCGAAGCGGCCGCGGTAGGTCCACGCCTCGCCGCCGGACGCAACCCGATACCACACGTCCGCGCGTTGCCATGCCGTCTCGAGTGCCCAGTCCACTCGCACGCGAGCGCACGAGCAGTCCGACGGCAGGAGATCTTCGGTGATGCGTAGTTGGGTCGGGCGATCGGGGATGTGCCGGGGGTCCGGCATCACATCCGTGAATGACTCGATCTCGTCGGGCGTGTCGTTGTAGACCGCCGCCGAGTACTCAATCGCTTGGATACGACGACGGAGGTCGGGCTCCATCGTGATCGACTGAATGCGGAACAGCCGCGGCCAACCCGTCGTGTCCGCACCCATCGCGAACGGATCACCGGCGACGGGTGTCGTCGAGAATGCCGAGCCGAACGTCAAGGTCGACTGCGTCGCACCGTCGGTTGCCGTTGGCACGCCCGTGATAACGACGTCCTGACCGTTGGCCACCGTCCGGAAGACCACCGTCGAGCCGGACACCGACGGGATCGTCGCGTCCACCTTGATCGTCGTCGACGTCGCCGCAAGGATCCGGCCGCCGTAACCCTTCCCGGTCGCGTCGTGCTGCAACCGGAAGACGTCCATCGGAGCCAAGTGCGCAGCCTCGATGCCCGTCGTAAAGGTCACCGAGCGCAGTTGGTTCTGTGCCTCGAGCAGCCGACGCTTCGCGAGCCGATGCGCTTGGATCGGGCGGGTGATGCCGCGAGCCCGGACGGATTCCTTCCGTACGGCCTCGCCTGCCGCGAGCGCGGAGGTCTCGACCTGAAGGGCCGTCTCGGCCTCGTAGTTCGTCTCCTCGTTCGTGTACTGGACCTCGACCGCGTTCGGCCTCGAGCGGTTCCCCGCGTAGCCCACCTCGAGGTCGCGCACGTTGCCCATCGAGAAGACGGCTGAGACGGTCGTCGCCTTGTCCGGCACCGCTTTGATCTTCGAACCGACCATGATCAGGCGGCCGAAGGCACCCGCTGCGATGTCCGTGACGAGCGACCAACCCGACTCCGTCGAGTCGATCAGGATGTCGCACGTCGCACGCTTGCCGGATCCGGCCTCGGGTACCTCGTCGCAGTAGTCGGCCCAATCCTTGAAGGACTGCAGGTCGATGTTGTCCCACGTGATCTGCCCGTTGCGGCCGAGCCCGTGCTCCTTGTTCGTCAGGATGTCCGTGACGATCCACGCGGGGTTGTCGGTCCACTGCAGATTGAAGAAGGGCGTCGTCGTCGACACGCCGTCCCACACCCAAACCTTACGGCCCTTTACGCGAGCCGTCAGGGTCGGCACACCGCCGCCGACGTTCTCCGAGCCGAGTGCCTTGAGGGCCATCACGGCCTTGCCCGTGTACGCGATGCGCTGCGCCGTGATCTCGTTGATGTCGGCGAGTTCGGAGTTCGTCGTGTCCGACTCGGCGGTCGTGCGCGTGATCTCGATCTCGTAGATGCCGCGTATCAGGTACTCGACCCGTAGCAGCGTCGTCACTTGATTCCGGCGACCGAAGGTGTCCGTCTGCGTGAGCGGACCCGTCCACGTCGTCGAGCCCTTCAGGCGGTATCTGATCGTGTGCACGACTGTCGTCGCGGCCACGGTCGTCGACTGCTGATACAGACCCGCCGGGTATCGGAAGACCACCTCGAAGGCGTCGACCTGATCGGACGTCTCAGCGATGAACGCCGTGTTCTGCTTCAGAGCGACGCTGTATGGAATCGCGGTGACGACTTCGTCGAAGCCTGCGATGGCGTCTTGATCCGACGTGCCCAGGCGGGTCGAGACCTTGACCGGGTACGACGAGATCGGGTTGCCGTCGAGTTCGACGCCGTCGGGAATGTCCGAACCCGACGCATCGTTGACTTCGCTCGTGATCTCGCCGATCGACTGGATCGGGCCACGAGACAGCAGCACGAGCATGTGCAGTTCCGCTCGCCCGTTCCCGTCGGTGCGTTGGAACGCCGAGATGATGTTGCCGCCCTGGCGGTGTTCGCCATAGACAAGAGGTTGCGCGATGCCGACTCGTGCCGTGTTCTGATAGCCGTCGAGCGAGAATCCGGGGTTGCCTTCCTCGGGTTCCTTGCCGGGCTTCGGAGCCAACGCCATCGAGATGGCAAACCCGATCATCTGCAGAGCGATCGCGACGAACGTCGTCACCGGGTCGCCCGGCTCGCAGATGAACACGACGACGTCCTTCTCGCCGAGCCGGACGTTGCCCCACTCCGAACGGCGACGGACGCCAACGGACGTGATGGCCGCGTTGGCCCAATCGGGAGCAACGTGCTCGATCTGCATTCCCGCGGGAACGTCGAATGACTCACGCTCCCAAGGCTTGCCGAGAATGTCGCGGACGCATACCACCCGCGAATGCAACGACGTCAGGTTCTCGTCGGGTGCCGTAGGACGACCGAACCACACCACCGAGTCCGCTCGGAGCAGTGCCTGAAGAGAGGTCTTCTCGACGCCTTCGCGCGTCGCGTGGAGCACCTCGTCGCCGCCGAGATAGATCGCCAGGTGCGCCGGGATGCCGGACTTCCCGCACGCGATGACGTCGCCGGCGATGATCTTGTCGGCCGGGACCTTCGTCCAACCCGCGCCCGTGTAGTAGGCCGTGACCGACTCGGGCAGGTCGACGCCCATGCGGCGATACACCTCGCGCACGAGGTGCCAGCATCCGGCTTCGGTGTAGCCGACGCCGACAAGATCTGACCAAAGTGCAGGGTCGAGACGTTCAGACACGGGCGGGTCCCTTCGGAATGCCGATGTGACCTCCGAACCGCTTCGGGTGGTTCTTCGGTCGTCCATGCGCGACTTCGTTCAGGCCGTGCTTGATGCAGCCGTTGTCGCCGTCGAGCGTGTAATCACAAGAGGCGATGTCGAAGTTGGGTGCCGACGCCGATATCAGGTTCGTCAGATTGAGGTCGTACCCGCATTCGACACCGCCGTATACGTGGTCGCATCGTCCGCGCATCTGCCGACGGGACGGGAACGGTGCGTCGAAGAGTTGGTACACACCGAGCCGGAACGACGCCGCGTCGAGCGACAGCGCCGCGTCGAGCACACGCCATTCGCCGAACTCGAGCACGGCCGATTCGGTCACCGTGTTGATCAGGTAGATCCGCACCCGGCGGTCAAGCACGCCCTGCGCCTCGAGGTACGACGCGATCTCGCGCGAGAGGTTCGTCACCGTCACCGTAGGTGTGGGCAAGTCGCCGAGCGAGTTGCGCTCGAGGCCGGACACCGCGATCGGGAACGCCGCGTAGGTGCGGCCGTTGTAGGTGACGGCCGTGTCGTGACCCGCGACCGAGAGCAGGCTCGTACCGTCGAGGTCGACGTCGAACAGCCACACCCACGGGGTCGTCGAGTGCGCCTCGTTCTTCGCGTTCACGAGCGCAGAGTTGATCGGATCGGGCATTAGGTCAACACCTCCTCGACGACCGCAGACGCACGCCACACGGCGAACGAGACGCGATCGAAGCGCACGTCCGATAGGAAGCGGACACGCTCGGTGACGTTGGTCTCGGGGTCGACCCAGTTGAACACAGCGAATCGAGTCTTGACGTTGGTCACGTGCGTCTCGAGCGTCGACTTGTCAGCCGGGCTGAGTGCTTCCCAGTGCAGCGACCACGCCCGACGACGACGGGTGTACACCGCTCGGGTGTACGTGTGGCCGCTGTCGTACTTGATCTCCGAGACGCCGTACTGGTCCTCGATCGGCTGCGAGTAGTCCGGAGCGAGGCTGAGCGTCGTCGAGCCGCCGTCGTCCTCCGACGAGACTGCGACGCCTGCGCCAGTTACGAATGACGGCACGAGCACAGGCATCGTATCGACGGGAGGGGTCACAAGTGCCGGGTTGAGATCGACCAGGCGGATGTTGTCGAAGAGCATGTGCCGCGATGCGGCCGCGAAGTATGGCGTCAGGATGCCCGTAGGATTCGACGACGAGTACTGCCGAATGCTGTAACCCGTGATGTCCGGAGACGTGATCGTGCCGCCTGGACCACTGACGACCACAGATGTGTCGAACGCGGCCTGCGCGAATCCGCCCGGGTAGCGCGCCACCGCACCCTGATAGAACGTCTTGTTCACGAGGTTCGTCGAGATCGACGTGCCCATGTAGGCGTTGTACAGAGCAGCGTTGAGTGTGAACGTTGCGACCGCCACGCCTCGGAAGAAGCACGTGTGCGTGATGATTCCTCCGGACGCATCGAGACGCATCTCGACTTCGAGCGTCTCGGTCGAACTCGCCGTGAACGCCGCGACCGTCACGGCCGGGCCGAGTTGGTTGAAGGTTCCCGCGTTGCCCGTCGCCGTGAAGTAGCCGTGCGCGATGCGCGTCGTCGCGCCGTCGCTCAGGCGTTGATACACCCACGCGAAGCCCTTGCCGGAAGATTCGCCGGCATAGATCAGCCCGACGGTGACGTCGTCTTCGCCGTACGACGTGCCTCCGGAGAAGTTCGGGAACGACTCCTGCATCGTGATCTCGGTCGAGAGACGCACGTGCCGATGCCACGAAGGCGTCACCGTCGAATGGAACGCGCGGCTCCACGCGGGAGTCTTGAAGTACATGACCTGAGTGCGAACGAGGAAGAGGTCGGTGTTGGCAACCAATATGGTTGCTCCACCTCCTTGACTTTGACCGTTGCCCGACGACGAGAACGCAGGCCACGCCTTCTGCTGATACCTGAGCCATCGACCGTCCGGCACCAAGATGCCGTCGGTGATCGACTCCGCGAAGTTCGGACGGCTGTCTGCGCCGCCAAACCCCAGTTCAGCGAGGACCGTCGTCATACCGTCGCGATCCTCCGACGGAAGGCCGCGTCAGTCGTGGCAAGACGCATCACCTCGTTGCGGACTTGGCGAGCGGTCTCCATCGGGTCGGTCGCGCCGTTCACGTTGATCGTCATGCCCGACGGCACGATCGTGCCCGACGTTGACGCTCGGAAGATCTCCGCGCCGCGCTCGCCGACGGCATAGGTGCCACCCGCTTGCACGGGTCCACCCCACGCTCGAGCGCCACCGGGAGCGTTGCGATACACGCTGTTGCCGCCTCCGATTCCGGACTCTCCTCCGCTGCCAGCAATAGATCCACCGATGGAACTTACGATGTCGAGCAGGAACTTCTCCAACTGCTTCTGAGCGAGAAGACGGCCGACGTCGATCAGGATCTGCGACACCATCGTGCCGAATGCCTGGCCGACCGACATCGTGCCTCGCACGATCGCCTCGAAGGCGTTGAGGATCGAGTTGGTCATCGTCGACGAGATCGCCTCGTACATCTGCTGCAACTCGGCCATCGTCTTGTCGCGAGCCTCGCGAGCCATGCGTGCCGCCGAGTTGATGCGCTCGACTTCACGCTTGGACGCAGCGTCCATGCGCTCCTCGGCCTCCTGATCGAGTTGCGCTCGGTCGAGGTTGCGCTGCCGCTCCTCGGCCTCCGCTCGGGCGTTGGCGGCCGCGCGGTGCGTATCGAGCGCCGCGGTCGCGCTCTCGACCTTCTGACGCTGCAAGCGGATGTAGTCGTCCTGCAGAGCCAACAGAGCGTCGAAGTGCTTGGCAGCGTCGGCCGCAGACTTCGCCTGCGCGTCCTTGGTCATCTTGGACAATGCGTCCCACGCGGCCCGGTTGGCCTCGATCTGCTTGTCGAGGTTCTCGGACGCCGCCTTCTGCGTCTCGTTCGGGACGGCGACCAAGCCCGGGATCGGTCCCGTCGTCGGGAACTGTGGCATCTTCAGGCCGCCGAGGATTCCTTCGCCGCGGACCTTCTCCAGTTCGGCGTTCAACTCCTTCGCGCGGAAGGCGAGGTCCTGCATTCGTCGGCTCGCGCCGCCGTCGGTCGCGAAGATTCCGCGGTTCTGTTGAACGATGATCTGCGTCATCTCCTCTCTGACCGCGGCCAACTCGTCCTTGATCTTCTTGACGGGTTCGGGGTCGATGTCGACCTCGAAGAACTTCGCCATGCCTGCGAAGACCTTGCCGATCAACTCCGCGAGCCGCGTGAACAGATCGGCGATGAACTTGCCGATGTCCACGAAGAACTGCACGAACTCTTCCTTGCGCGACTGAATCCGTCGCGTGATGTCGTCGAGACCGTTGGCGATCTCGGGAGCGAATGTCGCCACCACCTCGACGAAGATGCCCTCGAGCGCGGCCTTCAGCCGGTTGATCGACTCGAGCATATTCGTGATCGCCGCCCGTTGGCCTTCGCCTATGTCGGCTAGGTACTCCCTCGCCTCCGGTGCGTACTTCTTCAGGATCTCGAGGCCCTTGCCGATGTACTCGACCACCTTGCCGAACGCCTCGAAGACGCCCTTCGCGATCTTGCCGACGTCCGCGATCGAGGACATCGACTCCTTGGTGAACTTCGCGATCTTCTGGAAGTAGGTGAGCCCTTCCTTGCCGATCGTCGTGATGGCCTTGGTCGCCTCGTCCTTGACCTTTAGGACGATCTCGAGCGTTGAGCCTCCTCCTGCCATCGCTGCCTCTCTGCCTCTCGATGCTTGCCGAG